CGCAAGTCCCGTAAGGGTAAGTCTCGCAAGTCCCGTAAGAGTAAGTCTCGCAAGTCACGTAAGTCCCGTAAGGGTAAATCTCGCAAGTCACGTAAGTCCCGTAAGGGTAAGTCTCGCAAGTCCCGTAAGTCCCGCAAGTCTCGTAAGGGTAAGTCCCGTAAGTCCCGTAAAGGCAAGTCTCGTAAGTCACGTAAATCACGCAAGTCACGTAAGTCCCGTAAGGGTAAGTCTCGTAAGTCCCGAAAGTCCCGTAAGGGAAAGTCCCGTAAGGGAAAGTCCCGTTCGCCTAGACGCTCTCGTAAGTCAGGTAAAGACCATATCTATGAAGGTGTTGTAAGTTATCCGTTAGGTGGGAAGGAATGGTTCAATAAGAACTATAAGAATGATATATTTACTTTAGTGAGAGGAGACTTACTAGAGTATAACTGGAAACGAACAAAAGAAAATGATGTATTAAGTATAAAAGTAAAGATTACAGAACCAAACTATACAAAAGATGATATAAAGGGACTTTTCGATTTTCTAGCCGATCCAGATGATGATTGTAATTACCGTGTTAAAAAGAATAAGAAAGGAATTTTAGTACAGTATAAACCAAAAGATGATGTTAGTGAAAAGGAAGGAGAATGTATGCAAGGAAAACTTGTAAAATGGAATTAATTAATTTTTTTTAAATAAATGAGTACACAACCTGTAACGATAAGATTAAGAGGAAACGTAATTAGAAGAGAACAGTTGCCAGTGATGCCTGAAAGGAGAAGAAAAAGAGAAGAGCCTGACGAGCACGAGCACGAGCAAAAACAAGTAGTGGTAAGGTTAGGAGGAAAAGAAATTAGAAGAGATATTATAAAATTAGAAAAAAAATTTAACAAAGATAATCTTATTCTTAATGCGATTGTAAGAAATGATATAGAAAAATATATTAGTCCTGTAAGTTTCCAAATATTATACAAATCTAAACAAAAATTACGCTTATTGGTTATAATTCCTATACCTAAGAAAACTAAATGCGATCAGTCTCCTAAAGATAATAAATATCTAGATTTTTGTAATTCTTTAGGATTTTTTAAAAGTACTGGTACAAGTAACAAATGGAGTTTTGAAGGAGTATATTTACCATTCGCTGGAATAAGTATACATGGATGGATTCGTAAAATAGGAGCAGCGTGGTTTTCTCCTTGGCACGTTCCTATCATAGAATATGCATTAACAAAATTAAAAGCAGATAAGATACTTAAACCAAACGGCTTATCTACCTTAATATTATATAAATTTCTTATGCGATTCGCAGACTGGCAAATGTTACAGATTTCCGCAGCTTTAGGTGGACCTCTATGGAACGCTATTCCAGAATTAAAATTTGTAAAAGAATTTATATTGAAAAATAACCTTGTTGAATGTAAAAATAATGATACGTTAGTCATACGTCTTAAGAGAAGTACAGCTATTGTAGATGCATCAGACAATGATGATGAAAGGCAAAAAATCTTTGTTCAAATGTTTCAAGACTCTCTATTTACGAATAATTTTTACAAACGATTACAAGATGTATATAAACCATCTAATGATATTATACAAGAATATTCTCTCCTTGAACACACGAACGAGACAGATAGCATACCTTTTGTAAATGATAAAATGAAACAATATAATGCAATGTGTTTTGATCCTATAAAAATAGAATATTATGACAGAGAGGATGAAAGACATGACAAAGACGATGATGACAAAGACGATGAAATAATACATCAACCCAAATATGTAGATCTCAATACGGGAGAAACTGTAATTGTAAGAAAGTAAAATTTTATGTGTGTACACATAAAATTATTTTTAACAAATAATTAGTATACCTTGAAACTTACGAATTCTCAATTCTAGTTAGGCTCATCACTAATATAATTATTAAAAATTAAATATATTTATATTTAAAAATATTTAGCGAACATGTATGCAAATACATATTCAATCACTGAAACCCAACCCTTTATATTTATTTTAAGGGAAAGAGCTGACCGTAAGATTACCTCCAGTAGCCTGGCTGAGACTGTTATAAGCCATAGGAGTCATATTTACTCTGTTCTGAGCGAGTTCGCTAGGAGATAAATCAGCACCACCAAAGGTAGTACGAGCACCACCCGAGGCATTGATAAGTAGATCCATAAGCTTAGCATTCGATTCACCAGCACCTGCACCAGCAAGAACGTTCATAGCACCAGCCTGTAGATCACGATTGACAACAGGATAAACGGAGAACCATCCCTGTTGGCAAGGAGTAATCGCTAAATCACCACGAATAGGGTCACCTTGGCTTCTGAGACGGCTACCCGTCAAGTTAACGTTCATAAGACGATTGTACATAACAAACTGTTCTGGAACACCATTAGAATCCATAGAAGACATCGTTCCAACAGGTAGATCAGCCGTAGACGAGTCGCCACAAGGAGTAGAGACTACAGGAGCCTCACCACCGTTGTAGGTAAGGTCCTTGTTATATATGTCAGCGTAATTTCCATTAGTATAACCAACGGGAAGTTCGTAACCACCAGCTACTTGGTGACCAATGCCATAACCAGCTTTGCCACACGATTGGCCATCAGAGGCGCCACATTGACCGGAACCACAGCTAGAGTAGTTTTCTTTGCTAATAACAGGTACTTTGCGAGGAGCTCTTTGTTCAGGAAGATAGTTTTCCTTAGCCATGTCACCGAACGTTAGGGGCTCGCAAGGAGCGGCTAGATTTTCACGGTCAGGCATATTGTAGCGAATGTTAGCACCATACTGAACATTGCTAAAACGAGGCGAAAGAATACCTTGGAAACTAGGTACGGAAACAAATTTTCCACTTCCTCTCATCGAGTTAGGGTCAAAATAGTTACCGCTAATGGCGGATTTAGCTCCGTCAGGCCTTTGAACATAAGGCATAGCAGTTACAGTTTGTTGCGACATGCCCATCCAATTTTCTACTAGGGGTTGGCTGAAATCAAGGTTGCAAATAGCAAGAATTGCCATAATAATTGCGACAAGAGTACATAGAAATTTTCCAGTAAGCATTTATTATTAGAAAAAGAAAATTTTTTGTAATAACATAATAATTTATAATTTATTTATAACATTCTCTACAAACAGGAATATATGACTCTTTTCCTCCAATCAAAATCTCACAATCATTCTCTACCGTTCTCTTTGTGAACAACGCCGCCTTCATCTTTTTCTCCCTAATACACTTTACACAAAATGGACTCAACTTTGTCACCGTATCCGCATACGGAATCATATCATTTAACTGCCCAAATGGCTGACGACGAAAATCCCCATTCAAACCAGCTAAAATCACTATCTTACGCTTATTTTCTACCCAATCTAACACAGCCTCCTTCAAATCTCCAAAAAATTGCGCCTCATCTATCGCTATCACATCATACTTATCCACATCTGTATCTTTCAAAGTCTTTACTTTCACCGAATCAAACGGGACTTTACCTATCGTTTCATTGTGTGTTGAAAAAGGCTCATCGGCTCTGTTATCCAACTGAGTATTCAGATACAACACCTTCATTCCTATCTCATGGTAAATTATAAGCCTTCGAATCACTTCAGAAGTATTATGCGTAACCGTAAAATCTCCAAGCAAAAATAACCCATTTCCATCTAAAGTAAACCCATAATAGTGTCCCTTTCCTATTTTCTCAACTTTTATAGGATTGTAACCATTCGGTTTTATATAAATATTATACCCATGTTTTTTCTTCTTTGTAAAAGTTAAAAGTCCCAAAGACCTACATAAATAAACTATATCATCCTTCCGTTTCTGTTTTAACACATACATATGCTTTTCCTCCAAATATCTCCCAGAACTATGTATAATACCATCTAAGACTCTCATACGAACCGCTTTTGAATTAATCATATATTCACTTGGCATCTCCTCCGTCCCGTTTCCAATACAAACACCCATCATAAAGGGGTCTTTTACCTCCTTTTCGCTAAACTCTACATCTGCTATATAGCCAGTATAGCGCTTATATTTGCCATCGGTTAAATAATCATACACAGAAACATTCACAATTTTTTTCGTTAACGGACACTTTAAAGATAGAATATGTTCCTCATTTACTATATAAGACTCTCCATATTTTTGTTTAATTTTATACAATGTACCCACTCCCCTTGTAGTCGATAAAATAGTTCTAGGTGTAGAATCATCTCCCATTATAACATCACCTTTCTCTATATTTTCTACCCTTTTAACCTCTCCATTAAACATAATAATAGGAGTTCCTTCTCCTAAGCATTTTCCAGAATACATAGGACCAAAAACAATATCTATAGATGGATTATATTGCAGACTCATTTTAGAAATAAAATCTTATATTAAATTATTTCATTTTTATCTTAAAGATGAAATTATCTATAATAAATGTGCGGAATTCTTGCCGTTATTTCACGGACATTATCTCCATCTGACATCGAAAATATTATATCCTCTGGAAAATACCTCATTAAACGTGGCCCCGACAACTTTTCCTATCTCGTTAGAAACGACGGTGTATTCGTTTTCTCCCGCTTATCTATCAATGACGTTTCTGAAAGCGGAAATCAACCCATGACTTCCGGTAAAATCCTTATGATGTGCAATGGTGAAATATACAATCATTTAGACCTAATCAAAGAATATGACTTAAAATGCAACTCGAAAAGTGATTGCGAAGTAATCCTACGTCTTTACGAAAAATTTGGATTTGAAGAAACTGTAAAGAAACTCTACGGCGTGTTTTCTATCATCTTAGTAGACGGAGAAAAAGTTTATCTCGCAAGAGATAGAATCGGTGTACGCCCCCTTTACTACAGCTTAGATAAAAACACTCTTGCCGTTTGCTCTGTTCCCAACTGCATCTCTACCTATCCGAATGTACAGGCTTTCCCTCCCGGCTATATATCGGTATGTGAAAATGGAACTTTAACCTATCTTTACCGAGATGAAATCGGCCTTTCTCCTCTACGCTTAAAAGACGGTAGTGACTCACTCCGAGACTCTCTTATCGAAGCGGTTCGTTTACGATTGATGTCTGACCGTCCGATGGGATGTCTCCTATCTGGTGGATTAGATAGCAGTCTTGTAGCTTCTATTCTTGTAAAGTTTTTAGGAGGTAAAAATGTCCGAACGTATTCCATTGGAATGCAAGGTTCTACAGACCTTTATTACGCTAAAAAAGTAGCTAACTTTTTGGGAACAGACCATCACGAAGTTCTCTTCACTCCTGAAGAAGGTTTCGCTGTTATTCCAGAAGTAATTAGGACCTTAGGAAGCTACGATATCACAACGATACGAGCCAGTGTAGGAATGTATCTATTATCCAAATATATATCTGAAAATACGACTGATAAAGTTATTTTTTCCGGTGAAGGTTCGGATGAAGTTTTAGAAGGATATCTTTATTTTCATAATGCACCCACACCTAAAGAAGGAGAGGATGAAAGTGTCCGTTTAATCAGAAATTTACATCTTTACGATGTCTTAAGAGCAGATAGGTGTATTTCCACAAACGGCTTAGAACCACGTGTTCCATTTTTAGACAGAAAGTTTGTTGATGTAACTCTTTCCCTTTCCGAAGACATGAAGAAGCCTTCTTTTGGATTTGAAAAATATATATTACGAAAGGCATTTACTGGGTATCTTCCTGATGATGTTCTTTGGCGTCGTAAAGAAGGATTTTCGGATGGTGTTTCAAGTGTGAAAAAGTCTTGGTATAATTATATTCAAGAATTTATCGAACCTATAATTCCAGATTACTTGTTTAACCCTAACTTTCCTAGTAAAGAAGCAATGTACTACAAGATGATTTTTGATAACATTTTTCCAAACTATAAGTTAGATGTTACTTATTGGATGCCTAAATGGTCAAATACAAATGACCCATCCGGACGCTTAATACAAGCATACGACGAAAAAGATACATAAGTTTTTATTGAGTCTTCAATAAAAATTTAACGAAGAGGTAAATACCTAACGCTACTACTGGTATTGTAAGGATGGCCATCTGTTAGACCAACGGCACCGTAATTTTCCCTTACTCTGTAAGGACAATTAGGGCATCCACAACCCCCTTGACAACCACACCCACCCGTGCATGCCATCGCCCTTCGTGGCATAAACAAAGGTACGCCATAATTTTCTCTACGGTCTCTAGCTATTCTTCTAGCTTGAAGACTGTCGTAACTCTCTCCACACCCAACATTAAACTGTTTAAGCATATTCATATCATAGCTACTTCTAGGCTCTAGCATCTCTACAGTTTGGGACATTCTATAACCTTCCCTTACACATCCGTAATCTTTCTGTAGAGTAGTATCTGTTTCTGAACGTTGTTCATTGTTAGAACCGATAACACCAATGCCGTCTCCAGGAGGGTAGAGGAGATTAGTAGCGCGCTGACAGTTAAAGTCGTCTTGTAGTTTCATATCTTCAAGAGTTCTTTCTTCTCCCGTTCCTAAAACTCCAAATGTATTATTATCCATTTATTATATATATTTTTTTTACCATTCTATTTTTTTCTCCAAAAACTCATCCATTTTTCTAAAAACTCCAGACCCTATAAACGCTGGATATTCACCAAACCCTCTATACGCAGAAAGAGGCGATGGATGCGACGTAATAAAACCTCTATGCCCATTCATCTCTGTATACTTTTTAAAAGCTGTAGCATGTTTACCCATTAATAACCAATCCACTCCTTGCGTATTTCTCGCTACATACTCTAAACACATTTTTGTAAAAGGACTCCAAAGCTGTAAATGAGACTCTGGCTCCCCTTTTCTTACCGTTAACGCAGTATTTAACATTAAACAACCTTGCTTTGCCCAATGAACCAAACTACCATTTTTAACGGGAGTGTATCCCTCATTTTCTAATTCTTTGTAGATATTCTGCAAAGAAGGATTTATTTTCCTCTTAGGAGGTATGGAAAAACAAAGACCCACAGCATTCCCATCGTGATAAGGATCTTGCCCAATTACCACGACCCTAACTTTTTCTAAAGGCACCGAAAAGGCACGAAAAATGTGATTTAGAGAAGGGTATATAATGTATTCTTTCTCTTTTTCTAAACTTTCTGAAATAGACTTTAGGATAGATAGAAGTTCATCTTTTCGGAAAAAATCCCAAGAAATATTTCCTTCCCTAACGTATTTTTCTAGAGACATAGTTTTTAAACTCCATTCCTCATCAAGGATACGTAAAGACATTTAAATAATATTCTATTTCTTAAAAATATTTCATTTTAAGAAAGATGGCAAATTGTAGTATATATGAAAATTGTTTAAATGAAATGACCAAGGAATTTAAAGTTGACGGAGACACTTTAGATATCTTAGCCGTAGGATGCTGGGGAGTTTACTGCCAAGATGGAGAGCAAACTATAAAAAAGAAAGATAAGATAAAACAAATCATCAGAGGTCAAGGAAGCGTATCCAATGCTCTTAAAAGATACAAAGAAAGTCATCCTAACACTATGGATATGTTTCTAGTTGGTGATAATGTCTATCAAGATGAGAACGGAGAATTCGACATGGGAAGGCAGATAGAAGCTGGTTTTGTGAACTGTTTTTTAAAATCGGGAATAGAACGATTTTTCCTAGCTATTGGCAACCATGATATAGAAAAGTGCGATATACTTTCAACTCAGTATAATGAAAAACGTTGGAATTTTCCTTCTTTATACTATAACATAGTTTACACTCTTAACGATTTTAAAGTAAACGTAATAGTACTTGATACAAATATGTTTGAAGACGAGCCTAAAAGTTGTGATAAACAACCTTTTAGAAAGGATCAGATTGAAGCACAAAAAAAGTGGGCTATAGAGACTAAACAAAGGGTAAACGCTCGCTGGAATATAGTAATGGGGCATATTCCTTACTTAGCTAACGGTCACAAAGAAAAGAACCATCCAGTTATGAGAAAAGAATTAGAAAGCTTAATAAACGATATAAGTCCAGAATTGTATATCTGCGCAGATGAACATAACCAACAGTTTATCAGAGGAAAAAAGACTTCTATAATAGTTGCAGGATCTGGTGGAACAGAATTAGATAGGGATATACAAAGGCCGTTAGTAGAAGGCACAGAATATGTAAACTCCACATTTGGATTTGTTTCTTGTCTTATCTCACGCGATACGGTAAAGATAACTTTTATAAATAAGACAATTTTTACAAGAGAAATAAAAAATAAATAAATAATAAATGGATAATCTAACAATTGGCTTAGTAATTTTTACACTTCTCTTGTTGATAGCCTTAGGTGTCGTATTATACTTATGGCTAAGTAAGAAATGCGAAGAGAAGAAATGCGATTTAGATCTAACTAAATGCAGGACCGCTTTTACTGGTCCTACCGGGTGTAATATCTTAAATACCGCAAACTGTGGACCATACCATACTCTCGAACAATGCAAAACAGCTTTCCCTGGTCCTACCGGTTGCAACGAATTAACTTTAGACAAATGCAGAAGCTCTTTCACTGGTCTTACTGGTTGCCCTAACTTGTCTGATATAAAACGATACTCTAATGTAGAGTATACATTTAAACCCACTCAAAATATGACCAATAGTGCTATATGTGCAGATACAGTTAATGATGAAATTACAGTATATGGAACAGTATATGGTATTTCAGGCACTGGTGCTAATGCAACTGCTAAAGTTATACCTAATGCTTACCTAGTATCTGGACCAACTACTACAGGAGTAGGAAGATGTGCGTCTTATGCAATAAAAGATAATACGGGAAAAGATAGAACGGGATGGTCTAGATATGGTGATTTAAGTGACGCCAAATTGCCTACAGATGCTCTTAAAGCAGACCGTATAAAGTGGTTAAATAAATTTTTTGGAGATGATGATTCTCCTCCTACATATGAACAATTAAATAACTTAGACAAAGTACCTATTAGTCAACTAAAACCTTCGAATTACCACGATTAATTATTTTTCTATCATACTGTTGTAGATATGATAGAATATCCTTTTCGGAATTATAAATATTCTTATAGAGTGTGAAATAGTAAAGAACATTACCACGTCTTAACTTTATCTCTACGTAATTATGGGTAATTTGACTTGGTAATTCTCTATCCCCATTCGTGAGTAAATAGCTTTTAATAACACGTTCTTCGCCATTTCTACGGAGAACTGTTGTTTCCCTTTCATAAGTCTGATATTGTATCTCGAAAGGGATAGAATTTTTACACACACATTTTAAACAGCCTATATCAGAAAAGGCTAGGAAATCTACTATACTATCTACTAGCTCACTTGGCAAACGTGAAAACATAATAAAAGAATTTATAAAATGAGATGAAAAATCATTTTATATAATAAATGAAAAAGCGTGATATTTTAATAGCAGTTGGTATTTTTCTAGTCATTCTTGTGCTTTTAATGCCAATGAAAAAGTGCGAAATTAAGGATAACTATATGGTTATTTCTAATAAAAATAAACGAGTAGCTTATAAGTACACTTTAACTCCAGAAGAATGCAAACAGATAAATGTAACATCTGGGAGTGTTAAGATTCAAGGAGTTATGATAGGCTATAACGATGAAACTAAGTATGCTGTAGTACAACCTTGTATCATAGATATGTATATTGACGGTCGTAATAATAGCATCAGTTTGACACCAAGTACAGTAAAAAGTGATATTGAACGCAAAAAAATATTTGAACTTCCTACAATGCCTTTAATTCATACATTAGTACCTATAGATATTCTTAAACCAATTGACCCTTCTCAAAACGATTTATTAGAAAAAGAAATAGCTAAATTTAAATTTACAATTCCAGATATAAATCAAGGGGTAAGAAAAGTAGGGTCTCTTGTAATGTATAAATATATCAGCAAAGATAAACCTAACTCTGATTTATGTGCTGATAAAGGAGATGACGTGATTTATATTTATGGCATAATAAATAGTATTAATAGCAATAACAATACTGCACGAATTATGCCACTGTCAATCGAAGTCAAAGGTCCTACCTCATTAGATAGATGCAAGAGTCCAAGCGGTCGCGTTGTCTTTACCCGTTTTCAAGATACAAATAATTTAAAAAATTATAAAGAGTGGATAGATTGGTATTTTGGCGATGCAAGTAAGGCTCCAGTATACGATCAACTACTCGTCACAGATGTTCCTATGGATGCTTTATTACCTGTTACATCCATTCCACTTATATAAACCTTTATGTAAAAAAATAAATATCCATTTTTAATAAAATGGATAAATGGAAAATAGCATTAATTGTGGTTTTAGCGATTGGATTAGCCATAATTTTAGGTGTCTTTTTAAAGAAGAAAAAAGAATCACCTCTAACTTTAGAAAATTGTAAAAAAGATTTTCCGTGTGCTGTATGCGGAACGCCTTTGAGTCAAGAAAATTGTAGTCGTAATTTTCCGTGTACTGTATGCGGAACGCCTTTGAATCGGGAAAATTGCATGAGTACTTTTCCCTGTAGCACTGGTACTTCTTGTCCTTCTTGTCCTTCTTGTCCTAATCCAACTCCTTGTCCTTCTTGTCCTAATCCAACTCCTATTCCAACTCCAGCAGTTATTCGCCCGAGAGCTACTAGTATAGGTGATTGTGGTTATCAAAACAGAGAAAGAGGTTGGTATGATGTATCTAATAATGGAGCTCGAAATGATTACTGTAGATGGATAGGTAATAATAATGTTTTTTCGTGTAAATTAGCTGGTTCTTCAAATGAATATGAATATGAGATAGAAGGAACTAAATTTAAAGATTATTCTAGTCGTATTAATGAACCACATGACCCCCTTGAACATGGACAAACTAATTGTATGTAATAACTTGATTTTCAACTATTCTGGATTTGGTAAAACTTGACATAGCTTTGCGACAAACTCTTCTTTGAGCTCATGTTCTTCTCCTTCTGAAATTTTCTTAACACCCTTTTCTACCTTTATAATCTCGTTCATACGGTCGAAAATGTCTTGTCGTTCGATATCTGATACTTCTGTGTTTAATTCTGATAGAATCTGGTCTCTAACAGAATTTATAATCTCATCGCAGTCCTTTATAGATGAGAAAAACTTTACCGCTAATTTCTTCCCTTTCGGATCTTTTGACATCTTTCCATTGGCTTTTCTCCACGTTAGCGTTTTTTTAGCTATATCTGTAGGTAAGACTCTATTCTTAAAGGATGTTTCCGCCGCAAATTTAGCTAAAGCTGTGGCATCTATCACATCTTTCGCAGTTAACAGGCGTGCCGATTCCTTAAGATGTTCATCTGTAAGACACTCTAATTTTAATATATTTGTATTTGTACTCTTAGTTACACCTTTAATAGCAACGTTCTCAAGTTTAGATGTAAGGTCTCTGATTTGGGCTTCGTAATTTTTTGTAAGATTTCTTATCTGTTCTCTTAGGTGGTCTTCTCGTTCTCTGAGAATAGTAGATAGTTTTGTGATGATTTCTTTTTGGTCTCTAATTTTTCTCTTCATTTCTTCTAATTGTCCTTGGACATTACATTTTTCTTCGTGTTCAGCGAGTCTTTGTTTGCTTTGAAATGTTTTTTCACAATTTTTGCATTTTATAAAGTGGGGTAGTTTGCCTTGTTTTTCTAGACAATATCTTGTCTTTTTCTGGTGACCAAGTAAGCTAATTCTTGAACAGAAAGTATTTCCGCAGAATTGGCAAA